AATCCATAAGCTTTATCAGTCATACTGTTTTCATAAGATGCAAATGAAACTTTGGCTGCGTTTACAATGCTTAAATCATCTCCAATATATTCCAGTAACTTAACTTCTCCAGCGTTTAAAATTTTGAATTCCGAATTTTCCATGTTGAGCACTTTATCATAAAAAAAGACTAGGTGTGCAAAAAATATCAAAAAAGACGCACGTGTGAAATTTTTATGCTAGAGTTCTTATACTTAGCGAAGCGTATCTATAATATTAGTACGCTAAGTGATATAGGCACGCTTAGCATGCTAGCGTTATTTATGTTTTTTATAGAAAGCGATATATACTTTGATTATGGAAATTATTGCAGTTGCTGAATCCGATGATTGCGGTCCATTTGTTATTACAGATCCTGATCTTATCTCTATTATGAAAGTTGGAGATGTATATATAGCAGCTACACGTTGTGCTTATCGTAATACACCAATTACTTCTGAAATTTCTAAAGAAAATGCCTTAGTTCTTATTGAAAAAGGTGTACAATGTCTAGATATTGAAAAGCAGAACATGAGTAGTTTCTATGAAGAAAGTTAGCTGGTTTAGTTTAAATAACACAGACTTAAGTGGAGAACATTGGTTTAGCCAAGGTTATCACAATGCTGCTGTTAGCTCAATCCTTGCTCTTCAAGACAAGGGTGTAGGTGTTTTTTACAATAGAGAAGAAATACCTTTTCATATTAACTTCTGTCCACCTCATTATTATCAATTAAAAAATAATTATAATATTGGCTATACTCCTTGGGAATCAACTATTGTCCCAGATAGCTGGAAATATAACATGTCTAAATGCTCTGAGATATGGGCTACATCAAACTTTGTAAAAGATATTTATATAAAAAACAATATACATCCAAATGTACACGTTGTACCTCATGGTATTTCAGATGAATTCCAAATTTATGAAAGAGAACTAACTGGTAAATTTAATTTTCTTCATGTAGGTGGAGACTCTAAAAGAAAAAATGCTCAACTTGTTGTTGATGCCTTTTTAGAACTGTACGAGGGGCAAGAAGATTATCAACTTATATTAAAATACAATAAGTTTTGTTTTGCCGATGTATACATTGATGGCCATATTGTTCCAGCATACAATCATCCTCAGATAATTGGGATACCTGATAATTTTTCTGTAGATCAATTAGTACGTTTATATCATAAATGTCATTGTTTAGTTTATCCAACAAGTGGTGAAGGTTTTGGCATGATACCATTTGAGGCTATTGCAACAGGTTTACCAACTATATGTACAAACCTAACTGGATGTGCTGACTTTGCTGAAATGTCAATACCGCTACCAGCAACTTGGGGTAAGTCGGATTTTCATGAACATCTTTACTCATGTAATGTCGGTGATTGGGCTGTTCCTAACTATGACAACTTGCTTGATCTTATGGAACATGTTGTTAATGAGTATGATGATTTCAAAAAATATACTTTAAAATCTGCAAAAATAATCCACGCTGAGATGTCTTGGGCTTCGGTCGCTGATAAGATGATCGCCCGCCTCGCGGATTTTGAAAAAAATTTTAATTAGCCTAAGCATACTTTCTTTGCTTGTATTGGCTTGATTGATACTATTGAATTTACACATTTAGGAGGAAGAATGAATATTATTTCTGATGAGTTTATTAACTCATATGCAAACAGAAAAGCCCCTTGGGGTTTTAATGGAATGGGTGAGATTACATATAAAAGAACCTATTCTAGAAATATTGAGGAACTGAACAGGAAAGAGGAATGGCATGAAACAATTGGTCGGTGCATAAACGGTGCTCAGGCAATTGGTGCTGGATATACGCAAGAAGAAGCTGAGAGACTTTTTGATTACATTTTTAATCTTAAAGGAATATTCGCAGGCAGATCCTTATGGCAACTTGGAACGCCTCTTGTTGAGAAGATGAGTGGTGTGTCTCTTGTTAATTGTTGGATGACCAAAATCTCTTCTGTTGAAGACTTTCAGTTTTTAATGGACCATTTGATGGTTGGTGGTGGTGTTGGTTTTTCTCTTGAAAGACATTTTATTTATAAAATGCCAGAGGTTAAAAATGTTGATTTTATTCGACATGAAAAAACAAGTGACGCAGATTTTATTGTTCCTGATTCTCGCCTAGGCTGGTCTCAACTGCTTGGTAAAGTTTTACGTAGTTACTTTGAGACTGGAGAGTCTTTTACATATAGCACGTTGTTGATTAGAGGCTATGGTGCGCCATTAAAAACATTTGGCGGTACTGCTTCTGGTCCAGAAGTTCTTATTGATGGTATAGCTGAAATTTGCAATATTCTTAATAATAGAGTCGGTAATGAAATGAGACCTATTGATGCCTTGGATATTGCGAATATTATTGGGAAGATTGTTGTAGCAGGTTCTGCTCGACGCTCGGCGCAGATTGCTATTGGTGATCCTGATGATACGCACTTTTTGCGTGCAAAAAATTGGGGTGATGAGTCTGTAACGATACCTGACTGGAGATCTAATTCTAATAACTCTATATTTGCCGACTCTGTTGACAAAATGAATAATGAGTTCTGGAAGGGATATGATGGCTCTGGTGAACCTTATGGTCTTATTAATAGAAAGCTTATTCGTAAATACGGTCGTCTTGGTGAAAAAGTTAATGACTCTCAAGTTATTGGAACTAATCCTTGTGGTGAAATTGGGTTAGAAGATGGTGAGCCTTGCAATCTCGCTGAAATTTTCTTGCCTAATATTTCTTCAAAGGAAGAGTTGATTGATTTAAGTAAACTCCTTTATAAGACACAAAAAGCAATTACTACTTTGTACTATCCATATAAAAAGAGCAGAGAAGTGATCGCTAGAAATAGAAGGCTTGGTCAGGGCATTACTGGCTGGTTGCAGTCAACTGAAGAACAGCTTTCTTGGGTTTCTGATTGCTATACTGCATTGAAGAAATTTGATCAAGAATGGTCTAAGACTCTTGGTATTAATCCATCCATCAAGTTAACAACTGTAAAGCCTAGTGGTACGCTCAGTTTGCTTGCTGGAGTAACACCTGGTATTCATCCTGCTTATGCAAAATTCTATATAAGAAGAATTAGGATGGGTAGCAATGATCCTTTGGTTCAGTATTGTCGTGATAAAGGTTATAATGTTGTTTATGATGTTAAGTTTGATGGGACTGCTGATCATACAAAGTTTGTCGTTGAATTCCCTTGTAAGACACCGGATAATGCAACTCTTGCATCGGAATTGACCGCCGTTCAGCAAATGGAGTGGGTTGTTAAGGCTCAGTCTGAATGGGCAGATAACAATGTTAGTGTTACTGTTTATTACAAAAAAGAAGAACTTCAAGATATAAAAGATTGGTTGAAGAAAAATTATACAAATAAAGTAAAATCTGTTTCTTTTCTACTTCATTCAGAGCACGGCTTTATGCTTGCACCCTATGAAGAAATTTCAGAAGATAAATATTATGAAATGTTGAATCAAATAAAGTATGATATTATTTTTGTTGATACAATCAACGATCTATCTATTGATAGTCTTGAGTGTGAAGGCGGAGCTTGCCCTATCAAGTAGTGATATAAAATTACATAATTATGCAAAAAGCGTACACGGTGTGTACGCTTTTTGTATTTATTTATGCTTTTTTAGTCCAGATGGTGTATTATATTTGGAATGGAAAATGGAATTGTTGATAGCAAAAAGATTTGGGTTCCCGAGTCTGCTTTTGGTGTTTGTATATGGATCATGCCTGATGGATTGCCTCTTTCGGACGGTGACGGTGTTCTCTCAGCTGAGGGAATCATTCATGATCCAGCAATTGAAAAAAGAGTTGCCGAGGCTGCTAAATATTGGACTGGTAAAGAAGATGGTCATATCGCTTGGGTTCCTGGTGCTAGAAAAGTTACAAACTCTGAGCATGATGATCAAAGTGAAAGACTTTTGAATGGTTTAACGCCGGATCCGTATGAGGACACTTATAAGAGGTTATTTAAAATATGAGTTTACCAGTTATATCTCACATTGATGAAGATGATCCATTTAAAGATGGTATTGAAATAGATGAAGTAACTTATGATCAGGTTATTGCAAAATTGGACTCTGATGATCCATTTAAAAAAATAAAAACATCTAATTTATCTACAAAAATGAAAAGAAGATTTTATAATCTTCAAAAAAAATTTTCTGGCAATCCTGATTCGGTTGGCACAAAGTATGTAGATCCTGAGCAGATAGATGGCTACTCTTTGTATGACGTAGTAACACCTCCTTATGATCAAGACACTTTAGCTGGTCTATATGATCAAAGCGCTATTCATAATGCTTCAGTGAATGCTCGAGTTATGAATACAGTAGGTCTTGGTTATGAATTTATTGAGACTACAAAAGCCAGAAGATTGCTTGAAAAAAGCCAGTCATCGCCAGAAAAGATGTCTAAAACAAGAAAATTAATTCATAATGAAAAACAAAGATTAGAAGATATTTTTGAAGAATTGAATGATGACGAGACATTTTTAGAAACAATGATTAAAGTTTGGCTTGATGCCATGTCTATTGGAAATGGTTATCTTGAAATTGGAAGAACCAACTCTGGTAAAATTGGCTATGTTGGTCACATACCAGCAACTCTTGTAAGAGTTAGACGAAAACGAGATGGTTATGTTCAAATTGCTAAAAGTAATAAAATTCAAGCCGTCTTTTTTAGAAATTTTCAAGATACAGAAACCACTGATCCAATAAATGGAGATCCTAATCCTAACGAGATAATTCATTTTAAAGTTTATTCTCCCAATAATACATATTATGGTATTCCTGCATCTGTTTCTGCGGCTGCGGCTATTGTTGGAGATAAATATGCAA